AAACGGTAGACTTCTCAGTCTTCTTGAATAGCGAAGTAAAGCAAAGCGAGATGTTGATGTCATTCGTCAAGATGTTCAACTTGTACATAGAAGCAGACAAAGACAACCCAAAAAAGTTGCGAATTGTGCCTCGTGATGAGTTCTACAATGGCGCTCAAGTCGATTGGACGCAAAAACTAGACTACTCTCAACCTGTTGAACTAGTACCTATGGGTGAACTAGACGGCAATCCTTACAAGTTCTCGTACAAAGACGCAAATGATGACGAAAATAAGTACTATCAAGAGAAGTATCAATCGTCTTATGGCTCTCGCACATACTCAATAGACAATCAATTCGTCAAAACTGAGAAGAAAATAGAGATAGTGTTCTCGCCTACGCAAGTCAAGTCATACGAGAATGCACAAAAGAACTTTGTTTTGTCTAGCATCGAGTCTCAAAAAGATGGTGATTTGCGCATATTTTACTACGCAGGTCTACAAACAGGCGTATCATGGCGACTCTATGCGTTCTTCAATTTAGCAAACACAGGTTATGTAAATCAAACATCATTGCCTTTAACGCTTCACTATGACTCTTTGTCAAATCCTCAATACGACATACTATTTGGTATGCCTAAAGAGATAGGTGTTGGCGCAGGTTACAAGTACACAAACGCTAATCTAGTCAACAACTACTACTATCGCTTTCTCACAGAGATAACTTCTAAGAACTCGAAAATCATTCGAGCGTACTTTCGTATCACTCCAAAAGATTACTTCACTCTACGCTTCTCAGATGCGTTCTTCTTTGAGAACGAGTATTGGAGATTAAACAAGATAGAAGACTATAATCCTGAAGTAGACGGCGTGTATCTGTGCGAGTTCTTGCTTGCTCAATTTGTAGCGCCTACGACTATCACACAAAAGAAAATAGGTGCAGGCACTGCGCAAGGCAACGAAGGCGAAATAAACGGCGACATCTATCCTAGTGGTTCTAATCCTATCAAGCCGGGCATTAAAGGTGTCAATGTCGGTGGCTCTCAAACTACAGGTAGTGGTGTCTTCGTAGGTCAGAACATCGTACAATCAAGCGAGTCTTCAAACAACTCTGCTCTAGGTTGCGTAGATACAATCTTTCCAAATGGTACTGACGGAAGCGTTGCTCTAGTTTGCAATAACTTTGAAGTTACAAAGCCTGACACGCTATACATTGGCAACTATGAGGCATATCCAAACTTCTTGAGCGGTGGTTCTGTCAAGACAATCTCTGCAAACTACTCAGCAACAAAAGACGATTGGTTGATAATAGCAAGTACAACAATGGGCAATTTTACAATCACTTTGCCTGACCCAAGTGGATTGAGTGGCAAAACTTGGGTAATTAAAAAGCCTTTGCCAAGTCATCAAGTGACGATTGACACAGCAACAAGCGCTCAAATTGATGGCAGTGATTCACACACTCAAACAAGCGCACATTCATACGATGTCATCACTACTGATGGCGTTCAATTTTACATCATAGCAGAAGGACACTAAACATGGCAATCAAATCAACGGTAGAACTAGAAGTCAAATCAAATGTCAAAGGCTTTAAAGGCGAACTTCGACAACTTACACTCGAAGCGCAAAACGCAGTCAAAGAGTTTGGCGCATTCTCGCCTCAAGCAGTAGAAGCAGAGAAGAAAGTCGCACTTCTTAGAGACAGAATCGAAGACTTCAACGATAGAATCAAGGCTGTCAATCCTGACAAGTTCGCTCAAGTTCAAACGGTAGTTCAAGGTGTCGCTCGTGGCTTTCAAGCGGCTCAAGGTGCAGTCGCTCTCTTTGGCAACGAGTCGAAAGATTTAGAGAAGACGATGATTAAACTTCAAGGCGCAATGGCTCTTGCTGACGGACTAGAAGGACTTGGGAAAATTCAACAGCAATTCTCAGCGATTGCAGGCAACATCAAGAACAATGTAGTCAAAGCCTTCTCTACTCTTAAAGGCGCAATCATAGCGACAGGCTTAGGCGCTTTACTTGTAATTGTAGGTCTTATCATTGCAAACTTTGAGCAGTTTAAGAAAGTCATGGAAAATCTTTTTCCGGGATTTGACAAGATGACAAAGTACATTGGTGGACTTGTTCAAGGTTTCACTGATTGGATAGGCGTGACTTCGGCTCAAGACAGAGCGCTTGACAAACTAAACAAAACGACAGAAAAATCAAACGAACAACTTGATAGAGAGATTGCTTTGCTTCAAGCACAAGGCGACCAAATTGGGGTATTCTTTAAACAGCGTGAAAAACTAAACAACCAACTTGCACAAGCAAGACAAAACTATGGTAAGAACAGCGAGAAAGAATGGGGCAAAATAATCCTAGACACAAAGAACGCTCTCGCAATTCTTGACATTGAACAAGCGAAGTTTGAACAAGAGCAAATAAGAAAACAAGCAGAAGCAGACGAACAACTCAGAAAACAAAGAAAATCTCAACGACAAAAAAGACTTGACGAATTAAAGAAAGAACACGAACGAGAAGTAGCATTGATTCTTGAGTTTTATGGCATCAAGACAAAAGGTATTTACAAACAAGCAAAACTCGAAGAAGGTTGGGAAAAAGAAAAAGCGAACAACACTATCAAACTTGCTGAGAATACTTATCAAAAACAATACTCAAATCAAGAGAAGTTGACACTATTCTTGAAAGTTAATCATAGCGAACTTATTCAATCTGCAATAGGCTACTTTAACACGATTAGTGAACTTGCAGAAGCATTTGCTGGCAGAGATGAAGAGTCTCAGCGTAGAGCGTTTGAAATTGGTAAAGCGATGAGATATGCTAGTACGGTATTGAGTACAATAGAAGGTACACAAAACGCATTTACTACTGCGCAAAAATCACCTATCACTGCGCTTGTACCTGCTTACCCGTATATTCAAGCGACTGCGTCTGCTTTGTTTGGTCTTGCTCAACTTGCTAAAATCAAGAAGACAAAGTTTAATGGTGCAAGCGCACCTAGTCAATCAAGCGGTGCAGGAGCGCCACAAATGAGCGCACCTCGTACGACATCATCAACTCTACAAAATGGTGGTAACAACTTGACAAATCAGACTCGTGTCTATGTCACAGAAAGCGATATCTCACGCACACAGAATCGAGTGAATGACTTGCAAAAAGTATCAGTAGTCAAATAACGCTATTTTCTAAAGATGAACTTACCTATCTATCGACTAGACATCAACGAATTTGACGAAGAAACAGGCATCGAGTTTGTATCGCTTGTAGAATCGCCTGCAGTTGAGCGTGACTTTCAAGCGTTCAATGAGAATGAACAATTTTTTACAGACTATCCACAAAGCGCAGTTGATAACGCTCAAAGAGGTATCGATTTAAACGAAGAAGTTGATAACGATTGCGCTACTTTAGTAGGCAAAGCACGAGCGAATCAACTAGTCAATCGTGATAATTTGTCACTAGAAACTATCAAGCGTACTTACTCGTATCTATCAAGAGCAAGAGAATACTATAACGCTAACGACACAAAAGCGTGTGGTACTATTTCATATCTCTTGTGGGGTGGTGACGAAATGCTTCGATATTGCGAGAAAGTTCTAGACTTAAAAAGTCAAAACTTCTCTATTCAAGACGAAGAGAAGCGCATCGTGAGTGGTGTTGCTATGATTGCAGATATGCCTATATATCGTAGAGACGCAATTCGTGGCGAGTACTATGTTGTATTTGACAAAGAGTCTATCTTCAAGATTGCGAAGAAATGGGCAAGAAGCAACAAGTATGACTCAGTCAACGAACATCATGAAAAACCTATTAACGATGGTGTCTCTTTGTTTGAGTCTTATCTTGTAGACAGAGAGCGTGGTGTAATGCCACCAAAAGGATATGAAGATGTAGCAGACGGCTCATGGTTCGTCTCTTATCTTATCGACAACGATGAAGTTTGGGCAAAGGTAAAGTCAGGTGAGTTCAAAGGTTTCTCTGTCGAAGGTGTGTTTGACTTTGTATCTGAATTGAACGAAGATTTGAAAGTCATCGAAGAACTAAAGCGAGTCTTGTCTCAATGGGATGGGCGCTAAAATTGCAACACTAACAAAAAAAATATATTCAACTATGATGAACGCAAAAGACACTTTGAAGCAAGTCCGTGTATTACTAGGATTTGACGAAGAAGCCAAAGCAGAGTTCGCTACTGCGACTTTGACAGACGGCACAATTATCACATGGGAAAGTGAACTAGCAATAGGCACTGCTATCATGGTACAAACTGAAGAAGGTATGATTCCCGCACCTGACGCTACTCACGAAGTAGAAGACGGAACTCTTGTTACTACTCTTGGCGGTGTTGTTACTGAAATCGTTATGCCTGAGACTGAGATTCCTGAAATTGAAGTAGAAGTAGAAGCAAGTGAATTTGCAACTATCGCTAGATTCAACGAAGTAGTAGAATCTTTAGAAAGTAAAATCTCTGACTTGAACAAAGCAATCGAAAGTCTTATCGTTGAGAGAGCATCTCACAAAGAAGCGATGAGTAAAGTAGTAGACTTGTGCGAGAAGATGATTGACTTGCCTTCAGTAGAGCCTACCAAAAAGCCACACACTCCAACAAAACAAGAGACTCAATTCGAGAACTTGAAAAAATTCGCAAACTCACTAAAAAAATAAAATAAAAAAACTATGGCATTCGTTGTTTCCTCTCTCGCAAACTACACCAACGAGCAGTCTACTGACTTATTGGTAAAAGCGTTGTTCGGCTCAAAAACCGCTTCAACTTTGCAAACTGCAGGTCAAGTACAAGTAGGTGTAAAATCTGCTTCTGCATTGAACTTGTTAAACTCTACCGTCTTCTTTCAAGCGGATGGTTGTGGCTACTCACCTAGTGGCTCTACTACATTCACTCAGCGTGTTATCACCGTTGGTGCTGTAAAAGTATCTGAGACTTTGTGTCCTAAGACTCTTGAAGCAAAGTGGATGCAGACTCAAATCATGGCAGGTTCTCCTACTATGTTGCCTTTTGAAGAACAGATTGGCGCTGAGAAATCTGCTGTCATTGCTGAGAACATCGAGATTGCAATGTGGCAAGGTGATACTACTAGTGGTAACCCTAACTTGAGTCGTTTTGATGGTTTCACAAAAATCATTTCAGGTGCTTCTCCAACTTTAGGAAACGCTAACCCGACGACTTTCACAACCGTAACAAACGCAAACATCGATGATATCTTAGACCAAATGTATGGTGCTTTGCCTGCTCGTGTTGCTTCTAGAACTGACTTAGTTGCTTTCGTTGGTATCGACACATTTAAATTGATGTTGGTAAACTTGAAGAACGCTAACTTGTTTCATTATGTTGCTGACGGTGCTACTACAATGGAAATGGTTTATCCCGGTACTAATGTAAAAGTAATCGGTGTAGGTGGATTGAACGGAACAAACAAATTGTTCATGGGTTCTTTGTCAAACTTCTTTGTAGGTACTGACCTTGCAAACGAAGAGGAAGCCTATAAATTGTGGTACTCTGAGGACAATGATGAGGTTCGTTTCATGACGACTTTCAAATATGGTGTTCAGGTTGCTTACCCCGCTGAAGTAGTTTATTTCACTCTTTAATCTGACATAGGATGCCTTGTTTATTGACCTCAGGATTTACCCTCGACTGCAAAGAAGCGGTTGGGGGTATTAAGAGCATCCATCTTATCAGTTGGACAGCCTCTAAATTTACTGCAGTAAGTGGCGAAATCACAGCGACAACCGTCGTAAGTGGTGATGTATACACATACGAACTACCTAAAGGTACAGGTTCTTTGACAAACACTACAAATGTGAGTGTCGAAAATGGTACTTCTTTCAATCAAGCGGATGTTGCTTTCAAGTTGCGTAGACTTGCTACTACTAAGAGAAACGAGATGAAACTTCTTGCTCAAGGTCGTTGCTACGCTATCGTAAAGTCAAACAACGATGAGTATTGGTTGTGTGGTCGTGAGTACGGATGCGATGTTACTGCAATGGTTTCAAACACAGGTGTTGCTATGGGCGACTCTACAGGCTACGAAGTCACTCTAAGTGCTATCGAAGCAGAAGCGCCTTTTAAACTAGCGGCTGGTGTTGTAACTACTCTTGGAATTTAGTATCTTTGAATCTCATATCTGTTTAAGAAGAGAGCGACTCACATGGGTCGCTCTTTTTTGTTACATACTATCTTAATCGCTATTTATTTACGATGCTACAAATTACTAAAGGAGAATCGAAGAATTGGTATTTGACGCTGACTGAGAAAGTCACGATATCAAATCCTAAATTCTTATTTAGCATGACTCATTTGTTGACTGACCAAGTAGTCAATGTGATATTGACTGACATCTCAACTCAAACTGAGAGATACAACAAATTTGCAATCGTAGAAGGAACTACATTTACGCTCTTGAACGGAGAGTATGGCTATAAAGTGTACGCTCAAACTAGCGCAGTGAACACAAACCCTGACCTTGCGAATGAACTAGTAGAACAAGGTATCTTAAAATGTCAGTTAGTCGAACAACCTGAAGTATTCTATTCGCCAGCGTGAACAAGCAACACAACATATTGCCAACATCACCGGTTGATGTATTCTTTGGGTTAGCGACTCAGAGTGGTGATTTGTTGCTTACTCAAGATTACGATTTTCTTGGATTTGATGCAATTGCTTTCATTGATTCAAAAGAATACAACCCCACACTCATTCAGAAGCAATCTAATCGCAGTTTGACAAGTAAGGTATACAAACCCACACTTGCATCAAAGAAGATTGACTACACGCTAAATTTGAAAACTTACAATTTTGCGGAATCCAAGAAGCAAAGAAACATTTCTCAGAGTGCAAAGAGTTATGTTCCAAGTTTGTCATCAAAGCAAAACAACATCACGCAAAGTGCGAAGAGTTACACACCAAATCTGAGTGAAACAATCATACAAGATGACTTCACTTTTTTAGTGACTCAAGATTTGAACTTTCTCACGACTCAAAATGGCGACTACATCGGTTTTGATAGTGCATTCATTGGCTATTTACTTACAACAAACAACGAGTTTATGCGAACTCAAGACGGCAACTTTTTAGAATTATGAGCAACAAGAGAATAACTGACCTAACCGAATTAACAACCCCAACAACGGATGATGTATTGCCGATTGTTGACATAGCAACAAACACCACACAAAAAGTTCAGTTGGCAAACTTGCCGGTTCAAACTGCGGTCACAACTGCACTTGCGACAAAACAAGACACTCTTGTAAGTGGCACAAACATCAAAACGCTTAACTCCGTTTCCCTACTTGGAACGGGTAACATCGTGTTAGCGGCTACTCCAAGCGGTGTTGCAGGTGCAATTCAGTTCAGCAATGGAAGTGCGTTTGCAAGTGATGCCACAAACTTATTTTGGGATGATACTAATAATAGGTTGGGGATTGGTACGAATACGCCTAACTCATTATTAAATGTAATTGGCACGGGCGGAGTTTCGGGGATTCGTGTAAACACTTCGGGTGCGGATTCGTGGATGCCTTTTAGTGATGGAAATTGGTATGTTCGTTCAAACGGAGTAATAATTAATGATAATAATACAGCGGGAGTTTCAATTGGTACAAATAGCCCTAATACCGCCCGACTAATGGTCAAAGGCAGTGGCTCAACATCCGCCACTACATCACTTTTGGTGCAGAATAGTGGGGGAACGGCTGCGTTGACGATTACTGATAGTGGTTTAAGCACATTTACAGGAACAGTTAGAAATACGACTGGACCAATGGAAGCGTTAAGTTTTGCTAATCAAGGAGCTCCATTTAATTTTTCAACAGCAAGTATTTACAATATTACAGGAACGGCACCCGTAGTTACAAGCGGTCAGCGTGATGGATTTTTAGGTCAATTCACTTTTGCACCAACAAGTGGAACGGCTGTCTTAAATGTAATGAACGCATCCCCAACAATCAACCAAACGGGCGGTGCAAACGGAATCACAAGAGGTTTGTATATAAACCCAACCTTAACGGCTGCGGCTGATTTTAGGGCAATTCAAACAACCGCAGGTAAAATCATTTTTGGAGGTTTGCCAACAAGTTCAGCGGGTTTGGTGAGCGGTCAACTTTGGAACGATGCGGGAACATTAAAAATAGCATAATTTTGTAAATATATGAAAGCAATTCAAATCAATACAAGCGTAAACCTAACAAGCGGTTTATCAATCCCTTCGGGTTCATTATGCGTAATCGCAGAAGGTTACGCAGATGTCAAAAGTCAAAAAGACGGAGTAATCCCCGCCCAAATCGCAACCTTTGTATTTGCAAGTGTACAAGCATTGGCAGAAGGCAAAGCACCGATTCAAGGGATTCAAGATTTTAACACCACTTTCTCAGGACTTGAGTTGAGCGTGGCGGATTACGAAACTAAGTCAGCAGAAGTGTTGTTGATTACTGCCGTATTCAATGCGTTGGAATTAATCTACCCAAGCCAAATCGAGATAATTACTTTGTAAGTGAAACACTTCGACAATGATACAACGGCAGCCATTGCAACGGCTATCTCAGGCAGTTCGGCAGTTCTGCACTTTGCGAATACTTGGCAACCTGTGTTTGCACTTATTTTGGCTATTGTTGGTATTGTTTCGGGGTTGTTTGCGATTCGTTACTACGCCAAGAAAATTGATGCGATAGATGGCAAAGGCTAAAGCATCCAATACCGCCACGTTTATATTATATGTTCCGCCGCTTATAGTTACAACGTGGGCGGTTGCCGTTTTCATAAAGTAATATTTTTTGCCTTTGCTTTCGGTTGCGTTTGGTAGGTTTACAACTACGTTGCCGTCCGTGGTATTACAAATAATAAGCTCGTAACCGTTAGTAATTGTATGCGTGCCGTTGGTGTAAGTTACGCTGGCGTTGTGTTCTTGCAGGTGCCACTCCATTACTGTATTTGCTGCGTCGTATTGAAGCATAACCTCGTAACGGGTATTCACTGTAGGCGCAGCCGTCGGGCTTCCGCTAACGTCGTTAGAAAGCGTTTGTTTTACTGCGTCAGTAATACCGCTAAGCTGGTCGTTAATGTTACTTACTTGCATATCCAAGTAGTTCACACGATCCTTTAATCCATCACCCAATTTTAAACCCTCACCGCTTCCGCTAACGCCCGCATAAGTTGGTATAATTGCAACCCATTCGCCTGCCCATTGGTCAGAGGTGGCAGAGTATTGGCAGCCCTGAAGTACCCAAGTATACCCGTCAAAGTAAAGCGATTTAATTGCGCTCATAGTTCCACTGTCTACCCAAGTGCCTTGTATAACAGGCATAAAATCTTTATATAATCCCGCCACGCTATTACCTAGCGCTTGGGTTATAGTCCCAACAGTTACCGAATCCCAACCGCCGTACCATGTCGAGCCTGCGTTAACGTAATTTGTGCCATCGTTTACTCGTACAATTCCCGTTGCGTATTTCGTATTACTTGAGTAGTATTTAGGATTAAGGATTACAGGCACTGAATTAACAGAACTGCCCGCAGCTGGTGTATAAACTTCTGTAATATCAAAAGTAAAGTCCGGGTTATTGTATGGGCTCGCGTCTGCAAATGCCACATTAACTGAACCCCAAAAAGGTTTTAATTGTGAAAATGGCGACCCACTTCCTGGCTTTCCTGGCTTTGTAAAAACTCGGCCCACAGCGTATACTTTTTCTATTTCTATGTTTAAAGTTGTAAATCCTGCGGGGGCTGTAGTTAAATTTTTATCAAAGTTAAAAGTGGTCCAAGTGCTAGACTGGTTGCTAGTGTCGATTTTTTCTACATAGGCTGGAACGGTGGCCGATGACCCGCTATGATTTTTCCAATACCAAGTAGAGTTATCTAATATTTTAATATTGCCGCTACTGTCAGTTATCCAAATCCTAACGTATACCTCGCTATAATCTTCTGGATTTACGGCAGACGTAGTAGTAGCAAAATAACCTTTGGAAAATTTAATATTAAACCTTGCGCGAATTGGCGCCGTGTCTGGGTTGGCCCCAGTAGGTATATCTGTAAAGGTACCGCCTAAAAAATTACTACTACTATTTGCCCAAACTCTATAAATACCCGCTCCTAGTTTTCGCTCTGTGTCAACTTGTACAAACTTTGCTGCTACTTGGTTAGTTAGGTTTGGCTTAGCCATCCACTGCGGGCGGGCGGGCAATGTGCCTAAAGTTTGCCTGTGGGCGTAGGTTGCCGTAGTGCTTCCAAACTGCAGCGTATACGTGTATACTCTATAGGTAATTGTTGTGTCTATATAATCCGCAAAACTTACAAGCCAGTATTTACCCTGCGAGTGGATTAAGCGCGCCTGTTTAATTTCGCAAAGTTGCTCTAACGCTTGCGCGTAGTCTATCATATCATTAGAAGCGTAGATAAATTGGTTTACATCTGTCGCTTTAACGTCTTTAAATTGATCGTAATTGCTTACAAAAGTGCTGAGGT